CGGGTTCCGGTCCTTTAGCGGGTTCCGGTCCTTTAGCGGGTTCCGGTCCTTTAGCGGGTTCCGGTTCTTTAGCGGGTTCCGGTTCTTTAGCGGGTTCCGGTTCTTCCTTTTTAACTGCTCTACGTCTAGTAGTCTTTTTAGCTTCTTCTTTCTCGGTGGCTAATTGTTCCTTTACCGCCTCAATAGATTCGGCAATACTCTCACCCTTTTTAAGCTCCTCTACGGGCTTTTCTTCCTCACATGCACAATTACCCGGTTTAGGTTCTGCAAATCCCTGTACGGGTTCAATTGAGGCTCCTGCATTGATATTTGCAAGGTTGTTCAGATACTCGGCGGTTGCCCGTAACATACTCGGGTTCTCGTTCTCGGTGTTCAGTTCAAAATTAATTCTCATTTCTTTTCAAAATTTAAAAGTTTGTCCAATACTTCATTACGTGATATACGTATCTTTCCGGCTGCGTTTTCAAATCTAGTAAGATTTCCGGTTTGCAACTGGTACCGGATAGCGTTTTCCGTGCACCCTACGATGCGTGCGGCCTGTGCTACTGTCAGTAGGTCATTTTCTCTTTTTTCTTCCATTTCTTTTCCAATTTTCTTTTGTTTCCTTCATTGTTCTGAATTGCCCTTTCCGCGAATATAAGTAGTCTATAAAGGCGCGTTGGCGCGCTTGCTCGTAGACGGATAGATATTTGTCGGCGTTCGGCATGATAAAGCCCCGGATGTTATATTCAAATCTTTTTCCGGCTTCTTCTTCCTCTAGTTCCTTTGCAAATACTTCCGCTATGCTAACAGCGCCTTTGCGCCCGTATAGCTCATTTATCGTCCACAGGTTAAGACATTCAAAGATTCGCTTTTTTACCGTATCGTAGAAAAACTTTTCTAGTCGGTAAATTTTTAAATATCCCATATCTAGTAATTATTAGTCCGATTCTCCGGCCTTCCGGAATAGTGCTATAAAATTTAGTATGGTTTACGGTTTTTGTCGTTATAAGGATTCCGGCTTTATAGCTTCAATTAAGCGGATACCGCACCGTCTTTTCAAATGAATTGGGATACCGTCCGTGTTTCCCTTCTCACCCCCTTTGGTTACGATTGGCGGGGTTCTCATTTCCTTATCGACATTGCAAAGATACGGCTTATTTTTGAACTACAAAACATTTTCCGAAAAAACTTTGTGTATTTAACTACGATTAACAATTTTGCGGGGTGTCACAGATACATTGCTAGCGTCACAGATGAAGAATGACGCCTAACGTGCAGTAGTTCAGCAAGTTAGGCGTCATGTCACAGATGTAACAGCGTTTTCCCTATTAGTTTAAAATGAAAATATACTATATACGATTTGATATATATTAACATTTATAGCACTTTTCTATTTTATCTCTATACGATTTATCTATTACATCTATTACACTAGCCATAAGTACTTGATTTACTGCACGTTTAGTGTCACCGATGAAAAATGTTTATCTGTGACAGCAAAAAGTTTGTAACTTGATACACAGCTAGTTATGTGTCACAGATAGGTGTAATAGATAGGTTGCAATTGTAAATATTTTTAGTCGAATTTTGCCGAAAACCTAATATGAAGCGTATTTTTCGGATTCTTGTTCGAGACGGTGGTATAGGGTTTCGGTTTGCCGATTCTAAAGAAAAGGAACTTCTTTTGTCTGACGTGCGTAATTACGTCTAGCGAATCAGTGCAATGTACCTCTAATTTCGTACTGTCCGGAAGGCTCTCAACCTTTATATCGTTCCAACCGTCGTTATAGTGGGCGGTTCTTTTCGTCCCGGTGGGGTCTATTATGGTCTGTACTACCGTGTCTATTCTCGTAACGGTCTCGGTGCGCGTGGCATTCTTTAGCTCCCGGTTCTTTATTCCTAGCTCGCGTACCTTATTATTAAGGTCTGCATTAAACATTTCTAGCTCTGATTTCTCTAGGGTCAGCGTATTCACACGTTCCGCGAAATCTCCCGCCGTGGACTTGTATTGCATCGCCTTGGTGCTTACCGCCTCTATATTCCAATCTAGGCGGTCTATCTCGGCTCTCTGCTTCCGTATCTTACCGAACGCGAAGAAAAGCAATATAGCCGCCAGTGCGACGGCTAGTATTAATATTTGATTTAATCGGCTCATAAGTGTAGTACTTGACGTCTAACATCATTCTTATCATATGAGATGTGCACCCACTTGTATTTTTTCTCGTCTATGAGTTGACAAAATGGTATGTTCAATTCCTGTGCCAAATCGAACAACCGCTTGTTTTCATCCGGGCTTCCCGCGGTTATGTCTGCGGCCTGGCCTTTTTGGTGTTGAGACGTTTTTACGCCCCCTACGGAAGCGTTCAGCTTCGGCGACCTATAACCGCTCGTTACCGTTATCGGACCTCCATACGCCCTCCGTAACGGGTCCAATACGTTATCTATCAGAGCTATTATGTTCGCTTCCGCTTCCCTCGTCGGTGTGTTGTCTATCTTCCGGGCTTCCGCCGTCGTAGACCTCGTTAGTTCCTTTATCGTGAAAAACTCCATTTTTTAACTTTTTAATGAATTCTACATACTTAGTGTTAATCAGCATATCAAGCACGGATATAAACTCGTTATCCGGCTGTATCAATTTGAAATTGCGGATAATGTTCTTTGCGTACACAAGTGCAAAGAGCGTTGTAAATAACCGTAATATATGCGTATAGTCCCCTTCCGGCTGTATCAGCCTCGCCGCTGCGGCTGTGAATGTTGTCACTATCGCGGCTATCGCGTACTCGAAAAACGCATGAAAGGCTTTCCGATGTGAGTAGGGTTTTCCCTCTCTTAAGTCCGCCACAAGGCCTACAATGAAATTAAGCGTTCCGAATAGCACAATGAGTACAAAAAATGTCATAACGTCGTTAGTTACTGACATGATAAAGGCTATCGCCGATATTCGCGCCGCGTCTAGTACTCCGTCCATTATTACCTTATTAAACATATTCTACTCTGTACTCGGTTACAATCACAAGCGCCCTTCAAAAGACCGTCTTTCTGCAATTTCGCCAAAAGAGGCTCTATAAATTGGTCGGCCTTCCCTCGTTCCGCCTCGAATCTTTTCGCCTTGTTAACGTCCGGAAGTACATAGCTACCTAGATAGTTCTGTATCTTAACGCCGCTCGCTGTGCTGTTCTGTTCGCTCGTCTGCACGTAGCGCGCGAAAGCGTAATAGCATATAACGGTATCAAGTCCTGTATATTCGTCATTATCCGGCTTGTATTCTGCCGGGGTAGCCTCGTATGTCATACATATCTGCGGCTTGACATCTAGTTGGTCGGCCTCGTAAAATGCTTTCTCTAGGTCGGTGTCTTTGACATCAGCCGCTAGAGAAAACAAACTTCTTAATCTTGCAATAGGATATGCCATACTTATACGGTTTGTTCTCCGGGGTTCGTGGCTGCTGTATTCACCGCTTCCCCTTCGAGATTGTTATTTATATCAGTAATTGCAGTATCTAGGTCAAAGATGTACGCCAAATCTCTAGATATGCGTTCACGTACTCGGGATAGTGAGCGCCTGTACACTTTCTGCATCTCTTTAACCACTTCGCCGGACGCGTTCGCAAAATTGATTAGCGACGAGTCGATTAACGGAATCGGAATGGTGTAGCAAGCTATCGCGATATCTTTCCGTAATGGTTCGCTGTACTTTTCGTACAGGTCCGCATCAATAGGCGTGCCTACCTGTTCAACTCGTATAAATGGCTTGTCCGTTATCCCTACGGCGGTGTCTCTTACTGTCAGTACGGCCCCGGTACCCTCTACGCCCATCATATTTGTGATAGCTTCCCGAAATTCGTCCTGTTCGCGGTCCGATTCAAAATCCCCGTGCGTAACAATGCTACACGCGTGGAACCCTCTAGACAATACGTTCTCAACGTACAGTGCGTTTCCTCGTTCCGCTGCCATTTCCGGCTGTACCGCATGGAACGGGCTAATAGGATAAGGTACACGGTTAGACAAGTTGCTGTAATACAGTTGTCCCGGGTGATTCTCGATACCTCCGTATTCCTCGCATTCCGCCGCGAAATTATCCGGGTTGAATGTTGGGTATATTGCGCCCTTCTTGCTGTTGGTGTCCTTGAGGGTGGAACGGTCCCAATTATCGAATACCAACCACTTGTCAACGCGGCTATTATCTTTATAATTTTTGTTGAGTACGGCCCGGACATAACCAAACGGAACCGGATACACCGCTTTTGGCTTAAAATCACCACCGTATTGTACAATCAGCGCAAAACCTCTGTACTTGGGGATATCCTCGCCAATAAACTCTAACACGTCGTTCATATCTTGCCCATGGTCGTTCGTCATCCGCGCAAACGCCTCAACGGCGAACCCCTCGCAAACAATATTCTCCATAGCTTTTGCCACGCACGCCGTAGCGGTTTTGCTAGCGTCTATAAGGTTAGCTATCCTTTGCGGGTACAGGTTATCCGCATCATAGCTAACAACCCCCTCCGCCTGTCGCGGAAGTAGGTTAATAGCCTTGCGGACTGCTAGATATATTCTTTTTCCGTCTATCATGCCCTTTAGATTAATTATTCAAACTCGGAGATATCCGCATTTTCTGCTTCTTCTGCGGCCTTCTTTGCTGCTCTAGTAGCTGCGGCCTTCTTTGCGGCTGCGCTGCGTTTTGCTGCGGCCATTTCCTCCTCGGTAGGTTCTGTTACTTCCGGTTCTGTTACTTCCGGTTCTGTTACTTCCGGTTCTGTTACTTCCGGTTCTGTTACTTCCGGTTCTGTTACTTCCGGTTCTGTTACTTCCGGTTCTGTTACTTCCGGTTCCGGTGTGAACGGGTCATCACCTAGTTCCGGAATAGTGTTAGGAACGGACTCCATGTCAATAAAGAAATCACGGTATTCCGGATTACTTTCCATGAGTTCAACCGCCTTGGCATCCGGAGTGTTAAATGCCCGGTAAACCCTTCCGTCCTCTACGGACGCTATGAATTTATCCGGTTTCATCACGTATCGTGTGTGGCGCCCTGTAAGATACTCATTTTCGTACCATTTCGCGGCGAACTGTCTGTCAAAGCCGCACACTACTTCTAACTTTAGGTTAGTCATTTTCGCGCATAGCGCCAAAATCTGTCCAATATCAGTTAATTTAGTCATTTAATTTTAGTTTAAATTGTTGTTATGCCTTTGGCGTCTTTAACGCCTCATAATCCGCATTAGTAACGGCATACATTCTATCCCCTCCTGCGCTGTCCGGAGTTTTTAGCGTAATAGTAATCATTCCCCCGGCGGCGGTGTCCCCTACAATTTCGGAACATTCTAGGCCCGCCTCTAGGCCGTAAACAAAGCACCCGTTATTAATGGTCTTTACACACGCAACAAATGTCCCCTTCTGCAAATTGTCCATGATGCTAGTCAAGTCAGCCGACCCGGAAGGCCCGGATATTGCTCCGGAATTTTCCAACACCTTTATGATGATAGAATGTTCCTGCGCGGTGGCTATGAAATCATTAATACGCGCCGCGATTGTAGCGCTAACAGAGTTATTCACCGAACTTACTACATATCCCTTAGTAGATTTTAGCATAGTAATCGTAGCCGCTCCGGCGGATACCGAATAACTAGATACGTCCACTAGGTTAAGAAGTATGAGTTCGTCGATTTCTCCAATGCCCGCCGTTGGGTTAGCCTTCGCGCAATCAAATGTGATGTTAGTAGATAACTTTCTAATACATGCCATATTATACCTCCTTTACGCTACAATAGCGCCTGTTCTTAACGTTGTGTACGTTGTCGGATTGAAGTGCGCGCGCTGCTCGCCTATCACGTTTTCCGGCGTCGTTAACGTTATTGTTGTAAACCCACCGTTTGCATTGGCTTCTTCTGTGTAGGCGGACATATTAAGCCCGTACACTAGCCCGTACACGCGGTATATATTCTTCTCTTTCATCTTAGCGACTGCCACGAACCGACCGTTTAAGATACGGTTCACGATATCCGCGCTATTTTGGTCCTTACTGTAAATCGTAAAGGTTACAGTATCAGCAAGTCCGGCGGGCGCATTGTCGTTAATACGGGCCTCTGATGAGGCGTTAACGCCTTTCTTATTGGACTCCACTAAGATAGCTTTCCCGCCGCTTGACAGCGTTAACGTAGCTTGCCCAGCCGACAAGTCACGCGTAGCAATCTCGGAATAGTTGATTAGCAACAATTCTTCAATGCCCGTTGCGCCGCTATTGCAGTCCACTAAGATAGCCCTATTTAATTTTGATAAACATCCCATAATTATTTAAGTTTAGCGTTAACTATTGTAGTCCATGCGGCGTTATCAAGTGTCAACCTCTTATCGCCTTTAGCGTCATCCGGTGTCTTTAATGTAATGGTAGTAAATCCCCCGTTCGCGCTGCTGTCCGTCGAAACGTCGGATATCTCCAAACCGTTAAAATACCCGATTAACTGCCGGGCCGCATTTATATCTTTAAATCGTACCGCCGCTACATACGAACCGTCAAGAAGGGCGGCTAATACTTGTGCGGATTCTGTCAACTTGTTGTATAGTACTAAAGTAACCGACTGTTCTAGGCCGTTAGCAACGTCCGTAGCCTTTAATGTCTCCAATACCTTTACCCCATTTTTAACAACGTCTACGGGGACTGATTTAGCCCCCGAAGCCAGTGTTATAGCTGATACCGAATTATTAGCACTTACCGTAGCGCTAGTAATATCGGCACGATTTATTAGATATAGCTCCGCAACGCCTGTTGCGCCTACTTCGCAATTATAAGTAACTGCTAGATTTAGTTTTTTTATACAAGCCATACCTTTTGTTTTAGTTGATTAAGCGCCTGCGGCGGTGTATAACTTCATGTACTGAGGAACCGCCAACATAGCATCAGCAGCGAACACAGTAGTACTGTAATACTTGCGGTCTTTCGCATCTTGAATGAACGGCGCAATGTTCAATGCGGAATCTTCCAACGCCAACTGAATGTTGGTTTTCGGCGTGAACGCGATAAATGACTGAACCGTTAATGCGTCACCCTTAGCGCTGTTAGATACGTGGCGCAACTCGTTGATTTTGTAACCTTCGAAGTAGTAGGCGGGTTTTCCGTCCTCCATGTTAGCCTGTGCCAAATGGTTATCTTTGGATTCTACGAGATTCTTGTACGCACGCATAACGTTGCTGGATACGAAAAACTCTGATGTGTTCAATTGGTCTGCACGCTGCGTGTCAATACATGATTTCAACGTAGCCAATACGCTAGCTGTGTCAGCAGGGTCGAACGTTCCGACCTCTTCCGTAGAGTCGTTCATTTGCTTGATGATGCCGCCATTTTTGAATACGGTGTATTCTCCATTGGTATCAGAGGCTTTCAAGCCGTCCAACCACACGAGGCGCAACATATCGGCTTCCAACACTTTCAGAATTTCCGACTGCATGAACGCCGCCAACTGAGTTTGGTCGAATTCGTCTGACAAGTGTACACCTTTAGCTACCATTTTGCCCCACAAATCTTGCAAGCAAACCACGATAGGCAATTCTATCTGTGCATGGTCGTAATATTTAACTTTGTCCTGCAAAGAACTGTACTTGTACTCGCTGTCGCATCCTGCGGAACGTCTTACCGCCTTGTCTGCTGCCGAAAAAGTCAAGATAGGTTTACCCTTCTCGATTCCTGATAACACCGTTACGCCTGTGGAAAGTTCACCTTCCAGACCTAGCGTTAATGATATAACATCTGACAGACCGTCAATGTTCAATTTGTTTAAGTCACTAAATGTAAATGCCATAAGTTTCTAATTTTTTTAGTTTTTGATGAATTAATTATATTAACGCCACTTGTTACGGTTTTCCTTGAATGCCTTCTGAACGGCTTCACGGCTTAACTTGGTTTCCCCCTTTAGCTTCTCCTCGGTCTTTAGCTCGGTCTTTGCAGGGCTAGGGGTTCCGGTCTTACGGTTTAGCTGTGTTTTCAGCCCGGCGATTTCCGTTTTCAGCGCGGTAACCTCGGCTTGTAACGTTGCAAGTTCTTCCGGTGTGGGCGTCTTCTTCTCTTCCTCGGTTTTGGTTTCTTCTGCAAGTTCTTCTACCTCTACGTCTTTGACCCCCGCAATTACGCCACCCTCAACGACTAGAATAATATCCCCGTCCGGCGTGGTGATTTGGTAATCTCCGTCCGGCGCCGGGCTTCCGTCCGCTAGTGTAACGGAGTCACCTACTTGCACCTCGTCACCTGCTGCGGAAACTACGATTTCTGTTCCGTCTACGGTTGTAAATGTCTCGGTCGCTAGCTTCGTCTTGGAGAAAGACGAAATCAGGCCTTTAAATGAAAATTTGCTCATGTTCTTTGAATTTTTAAAATTATTATTATTGCTAAATAGTGAACTAGTCGCGGCGGGAAGCCCTACCAAATCAGCGCTAAAAAGTTCCGTCACCTCTGTAACGGTAGCCGTTTCCGCTTCATCATCGAAAACTTTAACGTCCATTTGATTGACGGATACGCCTAACAATTCCGGTTCCTTCTCAATCATGGCTACCATGAAGGCGAATTCAGAAGGGTATGCGGTTTCCAGGGCTTCCGACATTGCTAAATCCGCGTAAACCGCATTTTCATCATGCGAGAAGTTGGTAAAATTCCCTATATACCCGTCTAACAAATCTTCACCGTTATGTGTGCGGCGTGCGTGAATCGGACGCTCATTTCCTAACGCCACGAGGGACGGAAAACATTTTGCGGAAATGACTAATTTATATCTTTTCCCGTTGTCCTCAATAGTGTTTCTGGTCTCTCCTGCCTCGATTATTCGTAATTTTTCAAACTTTTTCATGTAGTTATGTTAATTGCGTTACAAAGTTATGATATTAAACTACATTTAAGGGGTTATTTACCTATCAATTATATGCCCGCCGCCACCTGTACGCTCTGCGTGCGCTCGGTTTCCTCATTTATGTCCGTCACTGCGACCTGTGGCGCCGGAACTCGTGACACTGAATCATACATAATTGCGGCTAGCTTGTACAGGCTGTCATCAGACAAGGCGAAATTTGAGGGCATTCTAACCGTTCCATTTGAACCTACCGAAATTTTCCCACCATTTGCGTAACGGTACACACCGGAAGAACCGAAAGAACGCCCGCCGTACTCCATATTAAGTGCTGACAGCGCGTTAATAGCCCCGGAAGCCTTCCGGTTAAGAATGTACATGTTCTCGCCTCCTTCGGCCTCGAATCGCTGCCCGTTGGAGCCTACGAACGTTACACCCCCGGCGGAATGGCTAGGGCCGTAAATCTGTCCACCCTTCGCGTATTTCGCTGACGGCGTGCGTACCTTGGTATCTGGCTCCTTGGTTTTCGTAATGCTCATTACTTGCTTCATCCCCGCGGCGACTACAATAGCGGCCTGTGCGATTCCAAGGAATCCGCCCTGCGCCAATGCCTTGGTAGCGCCTAGATATGTGTTGATTGTGGCCTGCACTATCGCGGCGGCTTTACCTGCTGCGGATTCTTCGCCTAATAGCGTGGACAATTGTCCGGCTACATCACCCGCCAATGCTACACGCGCATTCGCTGCTGCCTTTTCCCGCTGTGACTTGATAAGTTCGTAACGCTCGTATATACTGTCCGTCTCGGCTCCTATCGCCTCGGCTGCTGCTACCTCCGCGTCCCTCTTCATATCCAGCCGGATAAGGTCGGCCTCTAGCGAGTTGCCTAACTTGATATCGTCTAGCTGCCTTTGATTTTCAATCTCCATTGCTTGACGGTCTCGGTCTGCCTGCATCCGTGCGTCCTCCTCGGCTTTCACTGACGCGGCGAACTCTAGTTGCAAGGCTTTAACGTTGTTGAGGTACTCCTGCTCTCCGATTAGGTTCTGCTGCCTCTTGTACTTCTCGGCTTCAATTTGCGCGTTGATAACCCGCTGTTGTTCTTCCAGTGTTGCGGCGCCGTTCTTCATTTCGTTCTCGGCAATCTGCAATTGCATAGCCTCGATAGCATCCGCGTATTGCTTCAATATGGCTTGTTGCGCTTTAGTCCTCTCATCCGCCGCACGTCTTGCCGCGTCTACTTCTGCCTTTTCTGCGTCCTCCGCGGCTTTCCTTCTAGCGTCTAGTGCTGCCTTAATATTTGCCTGTTTGGCCGCCGCATCCGCCCTTTCGTAACCTGTCAACTGCCCGTATATTTCTTTCTCCTGTGTAGCGTAATTGGCGCGGGCCTGCTCTAGCGCTGCTAGAGCTTCCTGCTCCTTCCGTGCGTCCTCGTCTGATGTGTATCCCAACTCATTTTGGGCTTTAATTTGCTTGTACTTGGCCTCTAGTATCTGTACCTCCATGTCGCGGATAGCGTGCAGTTTCTCGGTCGCCTGCTCTAACAGTTTCCGGCGTTCCTCGGTGCTCTTGTTTTGGTCGGCCGCTAGGGTCTTTAACTCCTCCATTTCCCTTTTCATCCGTGCCATAGGCACAAGCGTATCCGTTTCCGCCTTATATATGCGCTGCATTTCCTTCTCTAGAGCGCTAGCACTCCGGGCGGCCTCCAACGTGGCGTCCGATATAAGCCCTATCTTATTGAGTAGCCACGTTATTTTCTCAGCTAGCCATTCAAAGGCCTTTGCAAGGGCCGTGAACAACTCCGTTATGTAGTCCAACAACCGCCCTATAATTGTTTGGAACGGTGCAAATGCCGCCTTTAGGCTAGTTGATAAGTCGCTGTTACGCTTAATCATCTTTTCAATCAGCCCGATAAGCGTTAACACGGTCGTAACTATGAATAGAATCGGGTTAGCCTTCAACGCCGCGTTGAATGCCTGCACACCTGTTATCCCGCTTTTCATCGCGCCGACTAGCGCGCCCGTTCCGCCGGATAGTCCTTGCGTTTGCAAAATTCCGTCCTTGACACTTTCCGCATAGTTACCCACGTTTCTACGGTTATCCCCTACGGACTTCTCTAACTCTTTCAATTTGTCGGATAACGCCTTTGTCTGCTCGGTGAGTTCTACGCCTTCTTTGCTAGTAGTGCGCTGCGCCTCGGACATCTTGTTAAGTTCCACGGTGTTCCGCGCCAACTGCGCACGGAGCGCGTTAACGCTTGTGGCCTCGCTGTCTAACAACGTCTTGGTACTCTTAATCTCGGCGTTGTTCTCCTTCTGCGCGTTCGCATTGTCTAATAGGGCCCTTTTTGTTTCTATCATTTCCTTGTTCAGCTTCCGAACTGACGCCTCGTACTTGTCTTGTGATACAAGCCCGTCCGCGTAATTTTGGTTAAGAGCGTCGAGGGCTGATTTTTCAGTGTTATACGCAGCTTGTAAATCTTTTTTGGTCTTTGCAAGTGCTATACTCTTTGCTATCAGAGCGTCGAGACCTTTTTCAGCCTCTGACGTTCCAAAATTTAAGTCTAATAATGTTACTTGGTCTGCCATACCTTAATTTGTTAAATCCAATTTGTACAAAGATAGCTTGCAATCTCCTTTAGTTACATCATATTCGCCTAGGGATTTTATGTAAAAATACCCGCCCAACTGCGAAAAGTAATACGCCCTATCCAACTTTAGGTTAATAACGTCCGAATAGCTTAACCGCGCCTTGATTTTAACCTGCATTCTAGGCGCAAATAACTTGAAGTGCCTCTTTATATACATCCTATAAATGTCCTCTAGTGCAGTCACATACGTAGCGGTTCCGCCCGTGGTGAACTTGGATGTTAACGCGACTTTCGGAAACGCCATAAAGTTATACGCAAACGGCAAACCGGACTTATACGCGTCCTTCACCGGATTAAGCGTCCCGGGGCCTGTCGAGTAACTGTACTTAACGTCGCCCACCTGTGTTACAAGTTGGTCGGCGAACTCATCCGGCACATCTATTGTGTCTACTCCGGAAAACCTGTCGCTCCAATCTACTATGTATTTATGCCTGTCATCTTTCCTATCACGTATTGACGGGTGTATGATTGGCTCAATGCTTAACGTCTTGTTCCGCCACTGCTTGCGCCAATGGAAAGCCGTACACAGGTCGTCCACCATTTTTTTGACGTCCGAATAGGGGAACCCTGTACCCGTTACGATTGTTCCGGCTGCGGGCCTGTATGCTGTCAGTACTTCCGCTTTGCCTTCTCCCATATCAATGAGTTCTTCCGGGGCATACCCGTTCGGGAATTTGAAGCATGACTGCTTGACCCCGCCTATCAGTCCTTTCAGTATCATATACTTGTCGCTCGTAGGCGTAACGAACGCCACGGAGTCAAGTGGTGACACATACAGCCAAATGCGGTCGGTCAGCCTTGAACGGGCATATAGAATGCACTCCGTTAAATTGGTGGATTCCGCTACTATGTGCAGTTCCGGCAACCTGCTAGGAATGGTAGTGCCTGTGTACTCCACTATCATACGGATATCGCGCCCTACGCCCGACCGGATATTGAATCCGGGATTTTGCCCGCCCGGAGCCGGCCCGAAAAGGGTGGCATACAAGGCCTTCATGGTATCGGATATTACTACCTGCGCAATATCCGGATAGATATATCCGCCCCGGCCCTTCGTGTATTCCTTAGGTACTAGAGTCATATTACCGGATGCTACATCATTATCCCATACGATAGACGAACGGAATATCATAATAGTAGGCTTTAGCAGCGCCGCATCTATCGGTTCGGGTATTTCTGCCCCCTCGTTATTTTTCGGAGTGAGAACCGGAAATTTGCCCTCTTTCCATGTAATATGGTCGTTGATAATCTTTTCAAGGTTGACGACCCGCGACGCATTCAGCCACCCGGCGAACATCTGCTCTACCTGCTCTAGCTTATGTTGTATCCGTATTTCTTCGTCGCCCCACTTCTGCGTATTTTCGACTAGCGATATAGAGTAATTCCCACCGTTGTATGATACTTTGGCGTAGAACTCCACGTCATAGCCCATGTATTGGAATGGAAGCCCGTACACGAGTAACTGACAATCGTAAAAAATGCACTCGTGCATACCCTTTTGCAAGTTAATGAACGTCCGGTCATTGTTTAGCGTTCTCGGCACCTTGATAGTAGCCGAGAACGCCACACTGTCACCTGTCATTGTGACGGGTGATATATTGTTGACTGTGAGTTTTACAGAGGACCCCGAAAGGCCCTCCACGTAATTTCCGTTAATCTTTAATTTTACTGTATCCATTTTATCCTGATTGTTCGATTCTTATTATTATGTCAGATACCCCCGGTCTTTGGAACCGTATCTCCGTACCCCGTGCCGCGCCTGTCGTATTGGCCGCTAGATTAATAGTAAATCTACGTACATACGGGTTCCCCTGGTGCGCTTCCGTAGATTGCAAGCTAATCCAACTATCAAGGCGAAAAAACGATATCTCATCACGTTGGTTAAGTTTTTGCGCCTGTACGTCCACATTGAAAGTAAGGCTACCTTTTCCGATTACCCACACAGGCGCTAACCTGTTCCAATGTGTATTGGTAGATATCGCCATAGCGTCCGCGTTGGCAAATTGACCTATTGATATAGTCTTACTCACCCCCGTAACACTCATTCCTATTTGAAGCGAACGTGTAAGAAGACACCAATCTAGCATAACGCGGAACTTATTAAGCCGAACGCCATTTACCGTCAAGCTGTCAATGTTATGCAGGTACATTTGTGACGGTGGGCTCATAGCGGGCATCTCGGACGCGGCCGTTATCAACTCAAAGTAGTGCATACTTCCGTCGGCGGCTTCTGCCGGGTCCCAACTAGCATGAACGAAATTTGCGGGCGGTGCGTTGAATGCCCGTTGGAGTACCACCAAAGTACCGAGGACTTTCCCCGTTGGAACGTGTTTAACCTTGATGCGCGCAAACCTATCCTCGCCCAGGTTTTGCGCCAAACTAAACGCTAGCCTAATTTGAGGTGCTGCACGTGTTATTTTAATATTAGTTACGTAGCTACAATTACATTCCCCAACCATAGCGGTGTAAGGTATTCCGGAAGTAAATGCAAAAATATCATTATGCGCATTTCCGTCATATGCATACATGCCTTTTCCCTCCCATTTGAAGTCATTCGGGTACCTGTCTACCGGACAAGCAACGGACTGCATAACATTTACATCTGCCATTTGCCCGGTGATGTCGTGTGTAGTGCGGATAATGCACGAGCGCGGAACGCCCCCGGATTCCGGCAAATTTTGCGCCGGATTCACATATACATCTCCTCCGTCCTGCTCCAATTGGCTAGCGTCTAGGTTAACCCATGCACCACTAGCACCGGACATATTTCTAACTTGCAACGTCCCCCTTCCTTGTGTTACGCAACTCACCGTAAACGACTTCAATTCGCCCCCGGATGATCTCGGCAAAAACTTTAGTGTGGTATTTACTGCGGGCGCCCCGTTCTGATTTACCTTTATACCTCCTATCTGCTCGGCGGTTCCCGCCTTAATGAAATGAATGTATCCCGTTCGGGCTGTCGTGTTAGGATTCACCGTGCGTCTAGTTGATACGGGCGTGAATCCGATATTCCCTTTTCCGTCTGCGGGCGATACCGGGAACAGCCAATCAACCTGCGGCACTAAGTCCCACTTGACATTACTAGTAACGTTCGTAATAGCATTTATATCGGCAAAGTACGGATACGTACGCTCATACGGAGTAGCGGTAAATGCTACGGGGATAATTGCGGGTGCATCCGGTTCAACGGGCGGTATATAATTGTCCATAAAGCCGGTAGTACGCAATGTAATCTGTTGGCGGTACACACGCTCCGAACCGCTCCACCGTGCGCCCGTGTCACTTGTAATCTCCATTTTGTACCGTTGCTCCTCGGCTACTGTGGGAAACTGTTTCGGCAACGTCAATTCGATGTTAGAAGAAACTAACAACTCTTGGAATGCCGGATAAAATTCCTTTGCATATGCTACGTTGATAGTTAGAATGCCCTGCTCGGACGCGCCGCCCAAACCACGCATATATGTGAATCCCTCGTTCCAAAAGTAGTCTTTAAACGCGTACCAAAACCATTGCCCGTTACGCATATTCCAACGTAGGCGCGCGGCGCATATCATTTGGTCGTCATTTTCCGCAACTTCCGGCAACTTATTTTCATATTCCGCCACGGCTACGGTATCACTAGTACTCGGACTCTTAACAGTTAGTTTCTTGATATACCGGATATCTATCGTTTCCCCTAGGTAATACTTCGTTGGGAACGCGTGCGGGCCGTGGTAGTCGTCCACGGGTTCACATGTGATATCGTAGTTAGTCAGCCCGTTATCTTCCCACGACAAAGACGGCATAATAATGTCGTATGGTTGTCCGGGTACCCTCGGTTTTATAGGGAACTTGAAATTACGGCCTCCTAGCGCGGGCATCATATGCACGGAAACATCCGCGTTAAACAATATAGCTAGACAATATTTGCTATCGTGCGTTATAGTTAATAGCCCTAAATCGTTTCCACCCCCATTTGGCAATGATTGGTCGCGCGTCAACGGGTTTATTATTGTGCCCGCTATTGACAAATCAAACTCAATCTTCGGTGAATACGGGATATTCTTTAGGAACTTGTTATCGCCGCCTTGCAGAATAGATATTTCCACGTCCTTTGCGGGATTTTCCGGTGTAATGGTAATCGTGTACGACCTTGTAGGCCATACCGGGATAGGCTGTTTATAGTGGTTGGTTTCTTCTATCGCAACGTTGCTTACCAGCGTCTTGTTGATTATAGGTAAATATACATTCATTATTCAATATTTAATGTGTCAATAATCACATATCGTATTATCGTTATAATGTCATTCTGCAATGACAATACTCTAGCCGGGTTAAGTACATCCGACACCACGCCGCCCGGGTTATGGTCGTTGGGAACCTTTATTCCCTCCTCGCCTATCATCTTGGCGATAGGATATGCCGCTTCTATCGGTATGTTAGCCCCTCTACGGTTCTTGTCCTCTATCCAACGCTTAATGACTGATAACGGTGGGCGCCTTCCGGCTGCGCGTCCTCCCTCCATTGCCCCGACATAGCGCGGTGCGGTTATCTTCGCGTTGTTGCCACTTACAGTTAATTTCAGTTCGCGACCGAAGTTTCCGGAAGCTATCAGACCCTTCTGTATGTACGACTGTTCGATATCGTCGCGTAGCTTGGTTAGCAGCACTTCAATCTGTGTTATCGGATTCTTTGCCATTACTCGGATATATTAATAGTTATTTCCCACCCCGATTTAGGACTATCATAAATATTCTGCCGTTTGACGACATTTGCGGCCCCGCTAATGTAATTACACCCTGCTTGCTTGGCAATGTCTGTAATTGCGGTGAAAGTCCTGTCTAGGACTTCTATTTCCTCTGCATCGTCACGGAGATAGAAAGACGTCCCTAGCACTTGGATAAGTACCGATACCCCGAGCGGTTCGGGTGCCAAATCGGAGTATGTCTGTATCCCTCCGGGTACATCCACGAAAACGAAGTCCCCCGTAATTTGGTTCGCGAGAACGTTACGCGTGTACTCATCTCCGAAAAACACGGGTAGGCCGTGTCGGCCCGCCCATGTTGATACGTCATCTAATACCCCTTTAAAAGTCATACTTAGTCTTTACATTATTTTCGTATGTAGGTTCGGACCCGCTGCTAATTGTCCGGTTTCCCGTCCATACCTTTTCTCCGGTTTGGCGGTAACTACCAACAAGACGGATAATACCATACGCCCCTATTCCCTTATCGAATGTATCCGCGTTATCCTCTAGTATTAATAGGCCCCTTCCGGATACACGCCCTGCCATTCTAGACCTGTCGTGCATTACTATTGAAAGTGTATCAACTGCGATAGTCCCGGAAAACTCGGAATTTCCGTCCATATACATCACGGTATTCATTGAACGGGATGTGGCCAAAAATCTAGCGTTGTCTACTATACGTATGTCAGAATCGGACCTCCCCTCCTCCGGGGCGGGGGCAAACACGCCGTTATCATACACGCATATGCTACCGACTACGGCGGCGTTCTCGGTAACGGAGTTCCCTCCGAAATACCCGGAACCGCTTATTGAAGAATCGTACACCGCGGCGTTATCCTCTACCCTTATGTTTCCTTTAACGACTATGGCGGTCTCTTTCGTATTGACTACCTTACAACCGTTGAATGTGCGGATAACTATGCCTTTAAGGTCGTCCTCTGTTACAGGGCTTCCCACCTTGGAGAATGTGATATAGGCTTGGTGGAACTTAACGTCATCCTCCATAAGTTTCGACACATCATTAGAATGTGCGTCTACTGCCGCAATCTTTCCGCGTATATCGGTAAATGCCAATGTAGCGGTTACACCCGAACCCGTAAGGCCGTCAATCTCCATTCCATGAATACCGTTAACACGTACAGGTGTGGCGATAATAATAGTGTTCTCGTCCTCTACCGTTCCGGTAATAATCTGTCCTACCACCTGCGTATTAAATGCTCCTCTAACGGCTACCATGTGCGGCTTTAAATCGGTGCTTCTGTCGTGCCCGAAAGAGCCTCCGTACACCTGCGGGCCCGTTAGGGTGAACACACCTTCCAAATATGCGTCCTTGTAAATCTCTACGGACTGCGTATTAGCCCCTACGGCGGTTAGGTTAAGGTTCTTCACGCTGTGAATGTCCTCTACCAAAGGCCCCATAGCGCGCGTACTCTTGGAAACTACGCGATACATTCCCTGCTTTTCCCCGCTCACTAGGATAAGGTCGGCATTTGCTAACGGTTCGGACAAGTCAGTAAGAGCCTTCTCAAAGTCGATATCCTTGTACACATTGCGGTTAATCGGGTTGTGATAGAACAATCCGTGTTCAACGTTACAACGGATGAAGGTAAATGGAAAGTCAGTAGATAAGGCACTAAGGGTGTCTTTAGGTATGACCTGCTCCGATTGGGTGAATGTATAACAATCTCGGGCGTTGATTTTGTTTTTAGTTACATAAGACACGGCAAATGAGTATGAACCGTCATTTACTAGCCTTCCAATGTTGTAAAAATTACCAATAAGCAGGCTATTAGCAGAAACCAACCGCCATTCTACGTTACACTTAATCACATCTGCAAGTATGTTAGCTGCAAATGCTCCGTTACCCGTCTTACTGATAGATATGTTACTTCCGTCAATTACGGATTTATACACACCTATATATGTCGTGTTGGCTACGTTAACCTTAGTTGCAATGGTCATTGCGCTAGTGTAGTTGAACTCTATCCGGCTGTCCTTGATGTTGATTGTACTTTCAATGACTGTCGACGGTATAGTAACATTTGCGGCTACGATATCTGCCGGAACTGTTGCGGCTGCTGAGGTATTACGGATAACTATGGCATAATAATATGCGTTCTTGTCGGTAGCGTTTACCCTGGTTGAAAACGCGCTTTCATAGGTTAGTTTTCCGTCCCTGTCGTATGTTAGTACCTTTGCCTCGTATCCTTCTCCCGCTACCACGATTGTTAAAGGCCCCATGCCATTATAGTACGCTACTTTTGTACGTAGTGTATTTGCGTCCGGTACTTTGGATTCATTATACTTGGAACCGACAGTAGCGGTTACGTTTCCTTGCTCTACGTCACCTACTGCGAGCACCTTTGCGGCGGATACCTTTCCCGTAACGAACTCGTGCGCGCCAATAAGGGCCGAAGTACCTGTAATGTTAACGAACGGTCTAGGGTCGGTTACTGCACCCTCGTAGCCGTTAGTGTCTACAATGCTATCGCCCGACACACGGATAGAAGGATAGTTCAGATTGCCACTAAATATCCACGCGTTGCCCTCCTGTGACAATGTGTTCTCGTCATAGACTATACCGCCTACATCGCCCACGTTAACGTAACGGCCTTGTACGCTGAAAGACCGTAGCGCCTTTACGCGCTTGCGGCCTTCTACTGTGATTATCTCATACTTTTTAATCATAAGTTATTTATTAAAATGTTTCTTCATTTCCGCTTTTTCCTTTTCTACTTCCTCGTGCCTCTTGGACAATGCCAATATAGCGTCCAGGTAGTTAATCCGTTTCGCCTCCTCGAACGAGCAGTTGAACAACTCTGCCGTAGCCTGTACTAGCGTCAATATGTTCTTTGCCTCTTTCAGTGTGTCCGGCTCTGCGTCCGGCCCGCCTGCCCCTTGTGGGAACAATGTACGTTCCAAATCATCGGCTGTCTTAATCTGCTCCCTTATGTACTTCATCGCGGTTAGCAAGTGATATACGTTGTCGGGTGAATACTCGGCTGTCTGTCCCTCAACCGGGGTGCACCACTTCGTAACCTTCTCCGTTGCCGTCTCGGCTCTGCGCGTCTCGATTAGCTGCCATAGCGTGACTTTCTCAATGCTCGGAATGACGTACACGGTCTTTAGCTTTTTGGTTATGAACGGGGAGGCCTTGACGTACTCCGACAATTTTTCCAATAACTTACTTTGGTCGGAAGTTAGGCCCCCCTCATAACACGGGTGCAAGTTACAAATATATTCTAACTGTTTGCGGTTATTATACCGACAAAGTGCATAGTACACGCGCCGAAAGACATTTTTAACCTTTCCTTCCCAGTTGGTCCGCTCTTGCAGTATCAGCCATTCAAGGCCGTAAAATCCTTTTTTACTCATATTCGTCAAATTCTAATTGTTCAACTTGTTCATAAAATAACCACTCTTGTTCATCCGTTCCTTCGTATTGGACTACAACGCCCAATACATCCGATTCCAATACGGTTCCCGTCCTTCCGTCCTCGGTAACCTGCACACGCTCGTATAACTGTATCATTGTGCGGCTGCTTTAGGTCGATATTTGCGGATAAGAAAATCGACGCCGTAACGGATAGCGTCCCATGCATGGTTGTATGCGTCTATCGGCTCATTGGTGTACAAGTCCGTCATGCTGTCCTTGACGTATGAATAGTTATCTGCCTCGTCCAGTACGTTATCGCTCCTTTTCGTTACGTGTATCCGGAATTGCTTCACCTGCTGAATGCCTGCCTTTACGGAGCCTTTGCCCTTCACACAGGGAATCGTCTTGCAGCCGTGCTGCCGTATCTCCACGATACTCTTCTGCTCGGCGTTGTCGCACACGGTGTAGACGTTATGCAGTCCGTGTTCCTTCAGCGTCTCGGCTATTGTGCGGTTCAGCATTCCGGTACGGTAGCAAATTTCATCTATGTACAAATCCCAACCACGCATGTAGATATCGACTATTGCGGTCGGGTCCTGCTGAAAGCCAAAATCAAGCCCTACACAGCGTTTTGTATCCTCCCCTTGCAATTCCTTCGGCAACTCCTCGATAATGTCAATTTCGGGATATATGAGGCCTTCCAGCCCGCCTGTTTGTCCTTCTCCATATACGCGCCACCAATTTGGGTCGTTGGCGTTCTTCTCGATTGCCTGTACTTGCTGCTCGGTTAGGAACGGATTATCTTTGTACGTGCTGTGGATAGTTACGTACTTGTCCCCTACAAAATCAGTCTCGCCCCAAAACCTACGCACCGGATTAAAGTCGATTATCACCTTTAGCCGGGTACGCACATCCAATTGACGGAAGATTTCCCTCGGCACCCGTTGCGCCTCGTTGATGAAAAGAATGTCCCGCGCCGGGCCGTGTACCTTGGCGGCGCTGTCGCACCCGAAGAATTCAATATATACGCCTTCCTTTACGGTGTATATCATCTCGGACTTGTTGAACGCGCTATCCTCCCATACCCCTTCGTCTATCAGCATATTAGTGAAGTCACGCAACATACCACGGCGGACAGCGGGTAAAGTGTCCGTTACACAACTAATCATTAATGGCTCGGTACTTTCCCGGGCGATTAGGTAAAGTAGCTGTAACACGCTCCAAGTCTTAGAAGAACGCGTACCGCCTTTACTCGCTATCCCTCTAATGTACGGGTCGGCTACCGGGCCTATCATTTTATCGAATACATATGTACATTTCATATAACGCTATTTTCCTTCGTTTTCCGACACTTTATGTTCCTTCTTGAAGTCCTTTAGCTTTTGGACTCTAGATGCCGTCCTAGGGTCTGAAACCTGTATTGTGAGGCCTCCTTTAATCTCCTTGCCACCGGATGTGTAGTCAAGTGCTGTTTTCAGCCCGCGCAAAGAGCGGATGTACGTAGGGTCGAACGCCTGCGATGCTGCGCCCGCGTCCATATCTTGGAATATCATCATACGGATATTGTCGATAGCTTCGGCGAAGCCCTTGGAAGCCTCTAGGCCGAACTCTTCGTAATTGGCTTCATATATCCGTCTACGTTCCGTCAAGTAGTTAGGTGCCGCGCCAAGGAACGCGCAAAAGTCCGATTCTGACATAAGGCGCTTTCTCGGGATATCTAGTAAGGTTCCCGCCATGTTACCGGACTTAACCACGTCGTGAACTATTATAGGGTGCGCGTCTATCCACTCTCGGTACCTGTTGAACGCTTCTAGAAGGTCGTCCGGCTCCTGCCAAATCGGGGTCAGCCCCCAACGGCGGCGGCATATCTGAAACACGCTATCGCAGCCGATTTCGTCAGCTGGATTCAGGCGCGTGCGGGATTTTTCAAGGCGGGCTTGCGTACCAACGTTAACAGGCACCCCGTCCTTTCCTATTACCACCTCCGGTACGGGCTTCCCCGTATCCTTGTTCTTATCTGTTTTACTCATACATAAATTGATTCTTAATTATTGACAGCAAATATACCACATTCCTACCTCAAATATGCGCTAAATGCCTATAATCGTGGTTTACGTACCGTAACTATCTGTTTTACAGCAACTTAACGCCTCGAAACACAGGGGTGTAATAGATGTCATAGATGTGTCACAGATGAATAATGACACGTAACGTGCAGTGACACAGCGAGTTACGGCCAGTGTCACAGATGTAATTGATATTTCCCTGGAAGGTAAAAATACGAAAATAACACCTTTGATTTTACATTAATTAATATCAGTTAATATATATCAAATCACTAATCTAAAATCATTCATTTTTATCTCTATACAAATCATCTATTACATCTATTACACTATATATAACTATATAAATATCAGTCAGTTACGTGTCACTGATGAAAAATCTTTATCTATTACGGCAAAAACTTTGTAGTCTGATAATCAACGCTTTACGCGTCATTGATTAGTGTCACAGATAAAACAGAATTGTAAAACCTTTTAGTACACTTTTTTGAGAAGAAATGAGTAAAACGGCTGATTGTATATTTTCTCTCAAAAAACTTTTCTCTCAATATCCTTTAAAACACTCTTTTTGCCCGAAAAACGTTATTTTCAAATTGCATCTCAAAAAATATTGTTTACAACGATTTAGCATCAATTAACCTAAAACGCTAATAAAATGTGAAAAAACTTTCCTCTCAAAATCTTCGTGTCATCACTAAATACGTAATAACATAGAAATTTGAGAAGAAAGTTTTTTCAGTTATTCTACTACTTTACCGTCTTTATCCCTCGCTATAAAGCTATATTTGTCCGCCCATTCACGTAAAATTGCCTTACAATTTCTTAATGCCCTGCACGGTTCCACCCTTTCCCACTTATGGAACGACCACTTCCACATGTCTAGTGATACGGTGCCGTCCTTATAATAGTTAAGGCGGTATATTACATTTGATTCTACCCTGCCTCGGTAATTAACCGTCCCCGTTCCCGGGCACCATATCCTAGGGACGTCCTCCGTATTGAACTTGTATAGCTTGGTCTTTTCGTTGTCCTTGATAAATAGGGTCTCAATAGTTGGTATCCGGTTCGGTTCCGTTCTCGTGTTCCGGTCGTCTCGTACCGTAGCTATCTCCCTTCTTAATTTTGGAATCACCTCGCAAATCTCCATTGCCTTTACCAAGTGGTAAGGGAAATTTTTAGCCTTCCTGTAATATATCCCGTTCTCCTTGCAGAACTTGAATAGAAAGAACTCATTTACATTCAGTATCGTGGCTAGGTCTTGTATTACGAACTCTAGCGGTTTCTTTCTGCACTCCATTAGTTTCTGTCCCATTATAATCTACACATTGTTAATGCGGCTATCAGCGCCAGTAGGAACGCCCACACCACGGTTAGTAAAATCGCTGTTAACATTCTCATAACAAGCCCGGGCAAATCTTCCGGGCGACTCATCCATTTGCAAAACTTCTTAATCATAATTTCAGTGCCTCCCGTATCTTTCCAGGTAACGCGTACATCTCGGTGCGCGTCAATGTTAGTTGTACTTGCGGATTGTTTTTCCGGTAAAACGTAAAGTCCGTAGCCCTCTTTAGATTTCTCGGCACACTCTCCGCGTATATTACCACTTCCTCGGCTTCCGCCTTCCCTATCTTCATACGCATATTGTATTGCGCTTGTTCCGCTCTGTACAATGCGGTCTTAAACCGCTCCGTGACGACGGGACGCCCTGTTGCCATTTCCTGCTCCCTCATTTCCTGCTCTCTGAATAAATGTTCCATGTCTGCCATAACGTTATGATTTAAAAGATTAGTTTGACTAGGTAATGTAATACGTAATTGCCCAATAGCCACCAGGATAGCGCGGCCCCTACGAAACCACCCACTGCTGTGCACGTAGCGTCCACCCAATCAAATTTACCGCCATGCTGCGCATCCTTGAATTCCATACCTAGCGCCAGTCCGATAGCCAACCAAAAGTTTATAGCGCCCGCCGGGATAGCGTATAGGAAATGTTCCCAACGGTTGGACTCTAGGAACCACCGTAATAACTTGTTGCACCCTTTCGCGCCTGCCACCTCGGCGGGTACCTTAAAGGGGAAAGGTACAAATTCGCCCGCGTCGTTCTTTGTTGTGACGTACTCGGTCTTTCCGTCTAGCGGCCTATACGTATTCGACGCGTGGTCATCTGCTAGCGGTATCTCTCCTAAATACTCGTAACGGTATCCGTCATTCAGTAATACTACATCACCTTTCTTGTAATTTGTTGTTTCCATACTTTACATTTAATTAAATGAATAAATTCCCTAATATATGCTCTATTACCTTTACCGTCCACCCGTTACCGCGCATCCGGTATATCTGTGTGTCAGATACCACCCACTCGTACCACTCCGGTACGGTCTGCAACCGCGCACACTCGGTAGGCGTCAGCCGCCTCAACATTCCGCGAAACTGTAATAGGTTAGCCCTTTGCACCGTCGTCGGGCAATCGGGTCTTCCACGGCTATCCACTATTAGATTATGGTCCAAATTTTCGCGATAGACACACAGGGTGTTTGCTTTCCCCCGGGGGAAACCCCACGCACGCCAAAATCTTTTCCTTTCTCGGCGTTAACCCTGGCGCGATTAGCCATACCTTCCAGGGCTTTATCTGACACGTAGTACTTCTCGTCTACTTCGTCCTCCAATATATCGCGGATTAATATACCTTCGTCTTTCGGTTGGGGTATCTCGGCTATGTTGGTCCAATACAATCTTTTCCGGTTCTGCGCGGATAACAGGTTGCTGTTAATCATAACGGGTTCCACTCCGATAGCCTTGGTTAACACGGCTTCCCACTTCTTCGACATCTTCACGTTTTCTAGCAGGAACTTGACGTTCGGGTTATACTTCCGTATGTCTGTCAATATGCGCATATACTCCCAAAACAGATATGATTGCCCCTCAAATTCAAAACCCATTTCTTTGAGGTCGAGGTAGGTTTGCAGGTCGGTTATATCTACCTTGTCGGTCGTTACCATACCTACCCTCTTTCCCGCGAACGAAAACGACTGGCACGGGCTTCCGCCTATAAGCAAATCTATCTTATCCAATTTTGATACGTCCACCTTTGTAACGTCCCCTAGTTGGATAGTATCCGGGAACACGTGCGTAGTCTGCTGTATGGCGAACTTGTCCACCTCGGAAGCGTAGTACTTGTCCGGGAAACACCCGAGTTCGGTTAACGCTATCTGTCCGCAACTCATCCCGTCAAATAAACTCAATACATTCATTTCTTATACTTATTAATCAGTTCTTTAACTATGCTCATTAAACCGTCTTGTGCCGTGGCTTTCCCGCTTAGCACCTGTATTACCCGCTCGTCCACGGTTCCCTTGCTTATTAGGTGGTGGACAAATACGCTATTCTTTTGGCCCTGCCTCCACAACCGCGCGTTGAACTGCTGATACAGTTCCAGGCTCCACGTAGCGCTGTACCATATTATACGGTTGCCTCCCTTCTGCATGTTAAGCCCGTGGCCCGCGCTCGCCGGGTGCGTTACTAGTACGGGTATTTTTCCCTCGTTCCACTCCCTTACATCATCTACGGTGTTAAGCCTACGCGCGCCGAACGGCTGCAAAGCCTTCATTATCCGGGCTTCCTCGTGCTTAAAACCATAGGCCACCAACACGGGCGAACCGTTCGCCGCCTCAACCATTTCTACCAGTGTCTCCAACTTTTCATCGTGCACGTTGTACACGTCCCGTACTTCATCGTAGACCGCGCCCCCCGCGTATTGCAGCAGCTTGTTTGTAAGGGCTGCGGCGTTTAGCGCGGTGATTTCTTTGGAGTCTCCTCCGGCGGCGTCAAGCAGCGTTAGAAGTTGCTCTTCCTCGAACTTGTCGTATGCCTTCTTCACCTTCTCCGACAGTTCTACATAGTTGTTGATGTAGGATACTTCCGGCATATCTAGGAAGTCAAGTGCTTTCATTGACAGCGTTATGTCGGATATCTTTTCGCCTATCACTTCCTCGGTATTGGCCAGTGGCTTGTACTCGTAGATTATTCCGGCGTTCTGCCGTCCCGGTCGGAAGTAGTTGGCGCGGTAATCGGTTATTGTCTTACCTAACCTTTGCCCACCGTCAACAAGGTACATTTGCGCCCATAGGTCAATAAGTCCGTTTGGCGCGGGGGTTCCGGTCAGACCCACGACACGGTAACAACTGCGGCGGATAACCTTTGCCGCCTTGAAACGTTTGGCGCTGTGATTCTTGAAACTACTTAATTCGTCAAGTACTAACATATCATAGGGAACTTTTTGCCCACCCCACATTTGTAAGAGCCACACGAGATTATCCCGGCTAACCGTGTACACATCCGCATCCGCCCGGGCGGCAATCTCGCGTTGCCTGGCGGTGCCCTTTATGACAGATACACGTAGGTGCCTTAACTGCTCCCAGTTGTTAACCTCGTCTATCCACGTCATTTCGGCTACTCTCTTAGGGGCTACTACCAATACCTTAGTTACCTCAAATCTTTCTATAAGGTCAGACACGGCCGTTAACGTGGACACGGTTTTCCCTAGTCCCATATCAAGAAAGAGCGCGGCGAACGGGTTGTCCTCGATATGGTTAACGGCCGTTATCTGATACTTGTGTAACTGTGTACGGTCTAGCATTATTCCCTCTTGTTGATTGCTTGGAACACTACGTTCTTTTCATCTTCTCGGCAGCCTTCGTCACACAGGAAGTCAGGCCCCTTGCATTCGGGCGTGCCTTCTTCGTTGATACTGTAAAATGCACATCCCTTACAGGTGTTGGCGCTCGCCTCTCTTACTACGTAGGTCGTTCCGTCTTTTTCAAAGGTGGTGCCTACACACATATAACTTCTAGCTTCATTACTCATGTCAATAAATTTTTAATTGTTATTATCTCATTCCTATCTCGTCCATGTACAACTCGTTAGCAAGGTCTTTACGTGTCAGCCTTTCCGGGAACAATTTCAGAACCTCGTCTATTACATCTAGTATATCGGGAAGGGCCGACCTGATGCCTAACAGGTTGCACAACTCTCTAGCCGGGTTGGCCTTGAAAACCTCGTCCGTGTACGTTTCCCGTAATTCGTCCACCCCTGCAAGCAGCGTGGTATCTTCTAGGATGTTGAGGCCTCTACGAGTGTGCTCTTTCCGTATTATCCGGTCGGGTACCTCTGACAACAAGAATTGTTGCAGGTTATCCGGCAGCGCCTTTATAGCGTCTCCGATTGTGTACCCTTCAGCGGGCGTACCGTTCGCCATAGACTTAACGAGGTGCCCGAACTGATTGATACGGTCTACTTTAAGTTTCTTATTAAATTCTTCCATGACTCTAGTAAATTAATAATCCGACAATAGTATAATATTCTCGACGGGTACCGTTACGGTCTTATAACCCTCGGCATTGGTGTACGCCCCATTAACGTTACTTCTCACAATCAATTCTTTATTGCTGTCCTCGCTAATTCCCAGCACCCACCCGGAATGTGTTTTCCAACCGTTAAGAAAGCAGATCTCTCTAGCGCTTCCGTCCGGACGTGTAGCCACTCTTACAGCGTCCCGCGGCCCACATAGTGCCATATTACGCATAAGAAATTGGCGTCTGTCTGATATAATTATGTGGTACCCTCTGTTATATAGGAATGACTCTAAATCCTGTAAGGTACGGAATACTTTCCGTTCGCGCGTATTGCGATTCGTTGCAGCAAAAACCTTGTTATCTCCTATGTGTACAAACACTTCTAACAGGTTGTTACCGTTGTCGTACACCTCGTTGTAATCTCTTTCCTCCATGTTATTTACCTCCTATGATTTCAGACATTGTTAATAGTTCTTTCCGGCTCACTACTATGTACAGAGTGCGACCGCGTCCGTATATCTGCCACGTGCCGTTAAACTTTGAATAGGTAGCTGTATTACCGTCCACGTTATTAAGATTGACTACTTCACCCTTGGTCGGTTTATATTCCGCTAGGGACGTTAAGAGGGCCACCGCGGCCTTTTCATCCCCTAAAGGGATATCTAGTTCATGAGACGCTGCATTTGCGATTAGGGCGGTTATCTGATACGTTACCGCGCCTTCTTTCTCTACCTTCACCAACTTACATGTACCTAGGCGGAACGACTTTATAACTTCCAACTTTCCGGATTGACTTGTTACCTGTGCCATTGCGCTAACTGCAAACAAAACTACCGCTAAAATACTAATTAATTTTTTCATGATCCTAATTTTTAAATGTTATACAATGCTATTACAGTGAAATCGCTTAACCGCATATTGGCTTCCGCGTGTGTTATGCTGTTAGATACATACACTGTTTTCGGTTTTCCGTTTATCGCTATCCACCATGCATCCGTTACTTCGTCTACTAAATCATAGTTAAGCGATTTCGCTAGCCTGCGGGCTAAATCCGATTTGCCCGACCCGGGGCGACCTAAAACCAAAATTTTTTCTTTCATCACGATAATTTTCAAAAGTTTAAACAACAAACTGACATTTCACACTCTGCATCATATTCATAATCAAATAATGTTCCATTGAAATATTCCTGTAAGCGGTTTAGCACTTCCACGTTTTCACCTTCCCAAGCCAGTGTTACCATATTGGTACGCGCATATGTTAGGTCTATTTCAACTCCTGCTACCTTTGATAGAACGTTTTCAAGTTTTTTAATTGCTTCTTTCATATCTTTTTATTTTAAGTGGTTATTTCCTTTTGACACTTCAAAGATACGGATACTTTCCGGACTACAAAACTTTTTGTCAAAACATTAACATTCGATATTAACACCTAGTAACATATCAATGTACAAAACAGCCTTTTTGTAGGCCCCCGGGCTGTCCACTACCATAACGGTAAATCCTACCTTCCGTATCCGGTCTATGATATGCTCCTGTATCTTGGTCGGTTTCTTTCCTGTGCTCTTGAACTCGACGAATAGCGCATGCCCTCCGGGTATCAGGTACAGGCGGTCGGGAAGTCCGTTAACAAATGGGGATAGCATTTTTATCGCTATCCCTCCTTTGTCGTTGACGTACTTAGACAATGTACGCTCAAATACCTTTTCGCTAGTTTCCGTTGCCTTCATTGTTCGGTACTTCTATTTGTAATACACTCTTGTTGGCTACTCTGCACGCCTTCCGTAGTGCGGTGTAATTGGTACGGGCTGTTACCGCTTCGCTCCACGATAGATTACTGCACCCTTCTAGGGCGTTCCACATATCCGACTTCTTATCGTAGGTTTCCAATTTGTACAGGCCACAAAATGTGCCCTTCATTGACTTGTCCGGGGTGATGCGTGTTGCACCGTCTCGGGCGCCCCTTAGTTTCTTTCTGTTACTCATTACTTGTCTATTATTGGTTAATACTTTATTCTTTCTCCCTGTACACTAGTATAACCCTCTTTACGGCTCCTAGAGCCTCGTTACGGGGTTCTTCTTGGAGGTCTTTTATATGGGCCCATATAATTTTCCGGGCTGTATCTACGTGGGATACTTCGGGGGTTCCCATAAGGCGCCTAACACTGTCACCTACGTACTTAACTACCTCCCCGCCTTCAAATATAGCGGTTACTTTTAAAATTTCAAACATAATATTTAAATGTTAGTTGTTGGTTCACAAAATAGTAATACGAAAGCTACGAAGGCGACCGCCCAAAATAGATACGTCAAAAACGTTATTATATTCTTCTTCATGTCCGTATGGCTTTAATCTAGGTCCTCAATTTTTGATATATAACCATATCTTACCGCTTCCTTCTTTCTGGCCCCTGCCTCTTCGGGTATTTCATTAAATGGTATACCCTTTAGCATGTCCGCTATACTTTCGGCATTTACTTCTATTACAGTGGATACGGTGCGTTTTCCGATAACCTTATAAGTTACTTTAATCTTCATGTCATTATGTTTTATAGGCGGGTTCCCCCGCCCCGGTTACTACTCTATTACTACGCACTCTTTGCGGTTGAACTTCTCGTCCTGTATATTAACGGCTATGTACTTTTGCGCTTTGAAATCATATAGAACCGCGATAGTATTGCACCCGTTAGCGGAGTTATAGTCGTTAACGGTATTCACATATTCGTATATATTGTTTCCTACCATTATCTTAACGTTGGTTTGCATGAACAGGCCAAATGTCACTACGTAGCTAAATTTCTTCTTTTCGTCTATTACTTTAGTTGCCATATCTTTTAATTTTAAAGGGTTATTAATCTCTTATTGACATTGCAAAGATACGGATACTTTTTGAACTGCAAAACCTTTTGAGAAAATTCTTTGTAGATTTAACACAAATAAAGAAAAGGAAACGTTTCGCAACGTCTCCTTTCTGAACTGTAAACCCCTTAAAATAGTAGCTGGTTATGAATTGAATGAGTAGTAATTGATTCTCTCGCGGCAAAGATACTCATTATTTTGTAATACCCGCACCCACTCGCCTATAAATAACCTGCGGGCCGTATATTTTCTGCCGGGCCTGCTTGTCGCGCTTCCACCCTTTCAGCGCCTTTACCGCGTTGGATAGCTCGCGGGCCTTAACTACTGTGTACTCGTCTTTCCGCCTTCCTAGTGCTTCCGTCCATAATTCAATAAGACTGAAAGAGTTTTTAGTTTCCGTTCCTTCCTCCCCTAAATCACCGTTAAGGAAATCCAGGCGTTGCGCTAGGAATCTATCTTCATAGCCAGCCGGGAAAAGTCTATCTAGGTATTCCTCTATAAGACCTTGTATCGGTGTGCGCTCTGTGAACTCCTCGCGCGTTCCGCCGGCAATGGCTTCCGCTTCATCCGATAGTGTGAGGGCTTCACCTAACATGTACCCCTCCATTGCTTCCGCCCAAAGTTGGTCTACAATGGCATCAAATTCCGGTTCAAATATAAGGTGGGTTTTCCTTGTGCGTTTCACCTCCACGGGAAAAAATCGTCTGTTTCCGGTCGCGTCTTTCAGAAATTCGTCATCATTGGTAGAGCCGAAAAATACGCATTGTCTCTTATGAGTTTTCACGCGTCTAGCGTATGCGCCCCTGTACGTATCTTCCCTCTTTGATATGAAGTTCTTAACAGCCTCAACGTCTGATTTTCGTAGGGCGGATAACTCGGCTAGCTCCACTAGCCACGCAAATTGAATAGCCTCGTATGACTCTTTCCCGGATAGGTTGGTTAACGAGTCGTTGAACCAGCCTTTAGAAAGCCGCTGGATAAGAGTAGACTTTCCTACCCCCTGCTCGGAATAGAACACTAGAGCGGTGTCGAACTTTCGCCCCGGCTCGTATATGCGGGTAACGGCTGCGAGCAGCATTTTGCGGAACGCCTCGCGAGTATATGCGTTATCCTCGGCCCCCATATAATCAACTAGAAATGTGTCAATGCGCGGTACTCCGTCCCATGTCAACGACTCTAGATACAATTTGATAGGGTGGAAGGCGTTATCACTGCTAACCTGTTCTATCGCGTCGTTCAGCTTGGCATCATTGTATATCCCGTGCATGCGTTCTATGCGGCCCTTGATAATGGAGATATCCGTATCATTGACTAGGTCGCCCTTCTTGCTTCCCTTGGCGGTGAATGACGGGCGGGTAAATACTATCGTCTCCTTTAGCATGTCATAAGCCAACAGCCCATTTAACAGGGGGTCGGACTTGAAGGCGTTAACGAAGTTGTTAACTGTTACTTGCTTGTTTCCTTTTCCGTCTAAATCCCACACAAGTTCCGTAACTTCCTTGGTGCTATCTGACTTCACTGCATCCCCGTAATCGTCGAAATCGTCTAGGTCGGCATACGGTGTAACCATGTCTTTAACGCATTCCTTATCCGCGCAAACCAGTTTGTTCATCTCCTTTGTGCTGTCCTCTTTGCCTAGGTGCCCGAACTTATGCACACGCACAAGGTCGTATGCGTTGTATGCGTGCCCGTCCGATATCGGGTCGGTGGAGTGGTACGAGAAACAAAATAGGTCGTCAAATACTATCATACCGCCCACACTATGCCCCGCCTTGTAAGTGTAACGGTCGTTTCCCGGCGCTATCTCGTACACGTCCGAAAGGTACTTTTCGATAGCCGCCGGAACGGAATAAGCCCGGCAAAACGCCCCTACTAGACCCGCCTTTTCGCGGGGGTTCTGCGCCATTGCCTTACTGACAATTGCGCGTGTCTCTTTCTCCTGGTCTGACTTGAACGCCCAATTACGGATATCTCGCCACTCCTCGTTATTCCCGTACAAGGATAACAGGTATTCGGCGCTGATAGGCTCACCCTCGAACACTTCGAAAACTTTCGGTTGGTCTGATGAGAGAGATTGCCAATACATCATCCGTTCGGCTTGGAATGTGGTAGGGTCGAACAAGTCTATACCTAGCAATTCCGCCATTTTACGCGCGGCAGCCTCGTATTGCGCCGCGTCCTGCACTTCTTCGGCGAACGGGATAACCACGCGGAACCGCCTGCTCTTTTCCCGGTCTGAACGTGTATTGTATATAACGGCTGCTACACCGGGAAACCTAGTATCAAATTCCACAGGAAAAAGACTGTCAGCATAGTCAACGTCTAATGTTATCATAGACCGTGATAATACCGCACTTTTAAGACGTCTAGCGCCGGAAAGCTCCCCCGCCATATATCCGCCAACGTCTTTCAGATTGGCACGCGCGGTGCGGTCTAGTCTATCAAAATCGCGCATAGTCTCCGTACTGCGTATATCGCGGTTGAGGCGTTCCAAAAAATCGCTCCATGTATATTTAACCGTAGTCCATTTTAGCGAAGCCGAACTTCCTGCAACCGACAATGTGTACTTATCCATATCTAATCTTTTTTGTAGTAATTACTTATAAATCCTTCCGCGTTCAACGGTATTCCGAACGGTTCGGCCCATTCCGGTGTAGTCGCCATAGCTTGGCAAATCTCCGGTAATGTTACGGTTGGTTCCCCAAAATCGTCTAGAGGCACCTCGTTAACCGTCTCATCATGTATATGCCCCACTATATCCACATCCGGAAATCTCTCTCTTATGGTTTGCATTCCATGTACTAACAAATCGCGGCTAACCGCCTGTGTTATATTCTCGGTTAACTTTCCGCCGTATGTGTCCAGTTCCCCCCATTTCCCGGTAAGGTTAACCCCCATGTATGTTATAACACTTCTTTCCCTACCCTTTATTGTTTTTGTCTTTATCCGGCATTCCGGGTAAAATAGGCGCCGCCCGGAAGGTAACAGGATAGCAAGTGAATTGTTTTCTGTGAACCACTCGAACGCGCACACCCATACACCGTACACTATTACATCTACCCTCTTTTTGTTACGTATGCAAAGTTTCGCCCTTGAATCCAACGTTTCCCAAAATTCTACTATCCGTGGGGAAGCGTCGCGCCAACGTAGTATTATATCCTTGTATAGTGCCGGGTCTATTGATTTTTCATAATCCATAACTTCCATAGCCCCTACCCAACCTTCGTATCCTAGTGCCAACTCCGTTACCTTTCCTTGCTGCCTGTAATGTGTACCTTTGCCGCACTGATTTTCCGGTAGGCTGAATGTACGGCTAGCGGATACTACGTATATATCCTTTCCATTGCGGAAAGCATCTAGGCGCCATTCTTCACGGGCCAGGCCCGCCAATACGCGCGCCTCGATTGCGGAATAATCCGCAACTACAAATATCTTTCCGGTATCAGCTATAAAGGCGGTGCGGATAAGTTGGGAAAGCATTCCCGGCGCATCGCCCCAAAACATTTCGAACGTACTTAAATCACTCTTTTTAGCGTCGTCACGGCACACGTCTAACTCTGTTATATAATTGCGCGGTAGGTTCTGCATCTGCACGAGGCGCCCCGCAAAACGGCCTGTACGCCCCGCCCCATAGTAACGGTACAATCCATGTACGCGCCCGTCCGGACATACGCAATTTAGCATTGACGTATATTTGGCGTTGCTGGTCTTATTGATAATCTTCCGTGATTCTAATACGTCCGCTACTTGTTCGTCGTTGCACTCCTCTATAATAGCGTCTATATCCTCTTTCCGGAATGAATCGAAATTCTTTCCGGTGCGGATAAGGCAAAAATTCTTCAGTTGCGCGGTTGACTTTAGAGAGGATATTCCGTACAGGTCTTTTATGCGGTGTTTCAGCCCGTCGCAAAACTCGTTGTTAATCTTCTCCGCATTCGTGGCTAGCTCTGTATCTATCTTTATCCCGGCGTCATTAATATATTGGTCTAGCGCATATACTTCCCTTTCCGATTCGGGAAAGTCGCAGTACTCTAATCTATGGTATGCCTCGCGTTCTGATAGAACATCATAACGTAGATAATCTATAAATTCCTCGGCCTTCTCGGGAAAGTCCTGCATATAGTTACGGTACGTGTTTCCGGTCTTATCCTGCTGTGGAAGGCAGAAGAATTTTATTAGGGCCAATCCGGTTCCCTTCTTTCCTTCTTTCAGATTTAGCGCGGAAGATACCATTTTAAGTGATTCGGGAAAACCCGCATATAATGCCAGTGACGCGGTGCATAAGAATCTCTTTGCCGGAATATTAATACCGTAGGCCTTTAGGCACAATCTTTCAAATTGCGCGTTGTGCGCTACTATCGTGTAGCGTTCATCCTGTATAAGGTCTTTAAATCTTCTCCACTCGAGTTCATCGTTTGCAACATCTACTATAACTACATCACCGTCCCCAACTGCGTAACCTACTAGGAGTATCTCAAAGTCGATTGCGGACGTGTATCTGTACGCGCCGCCCGTCTTTATATCCTCGCTGGAATACGTCTCAAAGTCTATGTAAATTGGGTTAATCATTTGTTCTAATTTTAGGGGTAAAAAATAAGGCCCCCCCGCTTCTACTCGGGCGGACCTCGCACATTTGTTATAAAATAAAATCGGTTAATAAATAAAAATTAAAACTCTGTAAAATGTTATTCAAAATCACTTAAACCGCTTTCTCCTCCTTCATAATCGAAGTCGTTAACGCTTGCACCCCCGTCTAACCGATCATCGTCTGTAACTTTTTGAATCCCGTTAAGCCCGACACCGACTCCGCAACTAGTAGCGGATTTAAAGTACGTGAACAAACTTAGTGATGCGGTTCCCCATGAACCTGAATACATATCTTCTTTAACCGTAATCGGCTGTTTATGCTTGTCAATAACAATCGGCGCACCGTTCTTTTCCTGTCTCTTGGCGTTCAATACCCACATATCCGCGTACCCTTCATCGTTCTTTTTATCACCGTCCGTTAGCGGGTTCCGCCAGCCTTCCGGTATTTCGCCCCTTAATTTCGGGTTATTGGCTAAAAATTCGGCTGTCAATTCCTTTATAGCCGTCTTAATCTCGTTCACCTGCTTGGTGTCTGATTTAGGGATAAGTATTGATACACTGTAATAGTTCGTATTTCCGTCCATAATCGGAGCGGCCTCAAATACTCTTACATAGGAAAATCTCACGTTCTTTAAAATCAATTTTTTACTCATGTCTTTAAAATTTTATAGGTTTTTTAATTCGATTCAAAGATATATCTTTATTTTTATATCCTGTAATCGCTTTACTTATTTTAATATTCGTTAGCTTTCGATATCGAAATCGCTTAGCGGGTTAATCTCGTCCCCTGGCGCGCTGTCCGGGACTAGCTTAGGGTTGCCCGGCTTGGACTTTACGTACTGTCCGTAGAGAGCCGAAAATTGTTTTTTCCCTACTAGCTTCTCGAGGTCTCCAATACCTTTCAATTTGATGTTAAAAATCTCATCTTCTAGGTATTTTTTGGTTAACAGGTCTTGCCGTATGGTTTCTTCATCAGTTATCACCCTGCTAGACCTTCCCGCGACCAATTTGTAGCCTTTCCACTTGTGGCCCCTTAGCGCCTCATCATACACGAACTTGTTGACACTCTCTAACCAACCTTTGTACTTGTCTATCTTTTCTATAAGGTCGCAAATCTCGTCCTCTGTAAGTAGTTCCGGGTATTCGTACCTGTCGAAGTCATTTACTACCGCCTCGTACTGTTTCCGGCATTGTGCCTTTACGGGGCAAAAACCGCACCAATCACCCATTTTTTGCTCTCCCTTTCCGGCGAACGCCTTTTTTGCGGTTGGTTTCAGAACCTTATCAGCCCACTGTAACAAGTCGTTAGCTGATATTTCCCACACATCGAAATGATTTAACCGTACTTGTGCTATTACTAGGCGGACAGTCTTTATAGACGGTTTCCCCTTAATCGCTCCAAGTGCATACAACATCATTTGTGTGTTGCGCTCTGCGTAGACTTTAACGCCTTCCCCGTACTTCAAGTCGATAACTATCAGCGTATCACGCCCCACTAATTGACAGTCAACAGAGCCGAAGCATTCCGGCGCGTATTCGGAGATATCTACTTTTTCCTCTAACAGCATTTTGCACGCCCCGTCCGACTTTTCTAGGTTATAGTTCTCGTTCATCACGAAATCGCAATAATTGCGGGCGTGCCTGAGCATTTCTTGTTTAAATAGCGGGTGCATCAAATGGTCATCTTTCAGTTCCGGAAGTTCTTCCCCGAACGGGTCGGGTTCCCATACTCCGGCGTTCCATTGCGCTAGGCAATACTCACAAATCTCGTGAAATAGAGTGCCCTCCTCGGCATATACACTTGACTTGTTTTCTGCGTTCTCCGCTAGCCTAGCCGAAGGAGTGCAATTCAACCAACGGCTAGATGAACTAGGGGATAATAGCGCATGTTCTCTTTCGCTGTGATTCTGTATCATTACAAGTTATCTTCTATGTACTTGATAAAGTCGGCGTAATTCTCTGCGGGAAGTGAAGGGAAAGACGTTGCACCCACATATCCGAATGCGTCCTTTACCACATCCCTACGACCCTTATTTAGCGCCTTCATTGCGAAGGCCTTGGCCTGTTCGATTGTGACGGGTTCTTTAGCGGGTTCCGGTCCTTTAGCTGGTTCCGGTTCTTTAGCGGGTTCCGGTCCTTTAGCGGGTTCCGGTCCTTTAGCGGGTTCCGGTCCTTTAGC